AAACTCTGGGTAAGCCCCCACTGGGTTTTCTACGCGGATGCGAGGCAGTTTGCTTTCTTCGTCTAATTCAATGATGAAAGGGACGAAACCAAATGTGATGTACCAGTCAGCGCCTGAGTACATCTGTACAGCCAAATCAGAATGCTGGAAATAGTTAGCAGCAATACGTGTTCGCTTGTCAGCGAAGTTACGTGCACGGTCATTGACCGCATTTGCTGCAGAGCAGTTGACTGCAGGAAGCGGAGCCATAACTTCTGATAGGTCACGTGCGACGATATCAATGAAGTTGGCTACTACGTTTGCATCTACGCCATCAGGGAAGAAGTCAGGATAGACTTCAGCAATCTTTCCCTTGCGGACAGCAAGGACGTCAAGGTTGCGTGCATCACGCTCATTGTTGCGGTAGCGCAGAGATTGAACTCTCGCTGCAACCTGCTCCATTGATAATGCCATTAGGTTCCTATCCGTAGTTTTGTGCCCATTGCTCTGCAAAGGCTTCATCTAAATTCAGTGAGCCACGTGAGGACATCTGCGCCCTAGTTGCCCAACGGTTTGTTTGGTACTGTCCCACTCTGGATGACTGTTGCATCAACTCACGGATGCGAATAATCGCAAACCATAAAGCCATTACGCAGTCGGTAGGGTTCTTAGTGTCTGGCTTCCAGGTAATCAACTCTTGAACCAAAGTCTTAAGACCTTCAGAGCCTTCATTAGAAGGCAGTTCGATGATGTTGTTATCTTGGAATCGCCCATCACGAGCATTGCCAAAGAGCATTGCCATAGATGCCACACCAAAAGAAGTGTCCCACTTATTCTTACCAGTGAAGTGTGAGTTCAACTGGCACCCATACTGGGCTAAAAAGTTTCTCAAGTTATCATCCAGGGCATAAGCCTTCTGGTGAGCATTGATTTCGATACGTACTTCCTGGGGCTTGTACTTCTCAACCCAATCCTCAATAAGATTCTGAATCTTTGCAGGACTTGGCTCAGTCATATTGACTGCATCGAGTACATAAATCTTTCCGTCGGCTCTGTTGTAAGTAGCAATGACGGCGCCTGTGGCACCTGCCATAGCAGGGTCAAGACCCATAACCGTATAGGTAGACTCTAAGTGTTTAGGGTGTCCTGCAGTTCCTACTTTAAGTGGTCCACGCTTTCGCATTCCGTTGACGGAACCTTGGATGCAGACGGGTGAGAAGATGCTGTCCTCTTGGACGTCTTCTTGCTGGTAGACCATAGCCCATACTGACGGTGCAACCTCAGAGCGTCTCGTAAAGAGAGAAGGTCCATCCCACTTGGGAAAAAGTCCTTGCTCATCGGGGTCGTCCAATTCATTTTCTTGCTGGTCTGATTTAGCCCAGAGTGTTTTCCAGTTCTGTGGCTTCTCATCAAACTCAAGAACGGCTGGCATAGCGCAGTAGGTAAAGGGTGACTTGCCACCGCTCCACTGCCCTGGGTCACGCAGCATCTTGTAGAGGTCAATCGGTGCCACTCTGGTTCCGACGATAATTAACTTACCGTGGCGACCAAGACGGGTGATAACTTCCTTCTGAAGCCAGTCCATCTGTTTTTCCCACTCGTGGGCATTGGAACCCATAACTGCGTCATCGACAATAATCAAGTCAGCGCGAGCACCGTAAATCTGAGAACCGATACCAAGGGCTTGGACCGTTGGGTCCTTCTCTCCTGAGTCTCGACCAGTACCGAGGTAAATCATATCTGCCTGCCACTGGGTAGCATCAGCCTTATATCCACCATTAGGTCCAAAGGCAACCTGTAGTTTGGTGTAGGCAGGATGCGAAAGTCTTGTCTTGATAGCACCCAGGAACTTACGAGCCATACCCTGAGTCTTAGAGACGATAATGACTCTAGTGTTAGGATTGGTCACAATTCGGTAGACCACGTAGTTGGTCGTAATAACCGTAGACTTAGCGTGCTCAGGTGGGACGTTAATCAAGATTCGGTTGAAGGCTGCTGGCTCATAGGTCATAGCAGGATGTAGCCATCTAGGTTCCCGACCCTCAATCATATCGAACCAGTTGAGGTGGTGGGGGAAAAGTTTAGTATCTAGGAACTGCTCACAGAAATCAGGGAACTCTATGTCCTTTAATTCCTTTAAGTCTGCTTTGACGCCTTTGCCCTCTAATCGGGCTTTCTCGCTACGTTCCTTGAATTCAGGGGAGTTCATCACCCATTGTCTAAAAGTTGTGTCATTACGATTGACGGTAGCCATAGCCCCAGTAATGGTCATACCTTCAGCCAGTTTAATCAGGACACGTTCCTGGGCTTCCACCTTGGACATATCCTGCTTGCCTGCTTTGCGTCCCATTAGGTTGTCCCATCCTGTGCCCCTCTGGGGCAAAATATAACTACTAATAACGCTATCTGCCGAACGGCATAACTCTGGCGCATTCCTACGAAGTAGGTTCGATATTTATATATTATATCGAACGAGTGAAGCCCTAGCGAAGCGAGTTCGCTAGAACTTTAATAAGTTCTTGCTATATAAGATAACCCGTTGGAACGGGTAAAACCGAACACTGGTTATTAAATATATTTATATATGGGGGCTATTATATATATATAAGCCCTGGTCAGGGCTGACTTATAACAGAAAAATTTAGGGTAAGACATATATACACACCACAACTTATCTTAATACACCTGGGGTCAAACAATCCTGACGGATTGCAATTGTCGACATATCGACACTGACCTGTCTCTGTAGTTGTCTCACTATATGAGACCCCTCAAGGGTCTCTATTTACTTAACATAATAAATGAAATATGGATTATCAAATTAAAATTAGGATTTGAACTATCTACCCATCAGTAACTTACCCGTCGGTAACATATAGATTCTAAGTTACTCATTAGTAACATATCGGGGAAGCAATAATGAAATGTCGACAAATCGACAGAGTGGGATTGTATTCGAACATCTGTTCGTGTGATGGACATCACATAACAATGTCCGATTTGTCTATTGACACGCCTGTGGGTTATCCCATAGTCTTGCGCTAGCAAGGTGGGAACCGCCCATCGGCAGGAGGTAAAAATGAAGATTGAACTAACAGAGAAGCAACTAGACACGATTCTTGAGGGGTTAGACTTCTGGCAGGGGTCACTTATCGGAATAGAAGAATACGCAACAGAATACAAGAGGGCTTGCAAGATTGAAGAGAAGTTGAGAGAAAAGGCACGCAACGCAAGAGTGTGACCTAACTCACACAGTAAACCCCTTGCCAACACGGGCAGGGGGTAGGAAGATACAACCAACAACCAACAGGAGGAATGAAATGCTAGTAAGAATCGCAACAACGAATGACGCAAGCGGTAACCCCCGTAGGGGCTGGCTATCGGTCACATCTGCAGGGCAACCCTTGCGATGGATTGAAGAGGGCTATCTAGGCACGGGCGCAATTAAGGGCATAGACGATGGAGAGACTATGACTATCCAGGTCCAACCGAAAGAGTATCGACGCCTCCAATCTATGGGCGTCAATGCAGAACTACGACAGGAGGCGGGGCTATGAAGTGTGCAGACTGTGGGGCAGAAGTGGGTAAGCACGAGATGTTTCCCGAAAATAGATGCCTATCTTGCCACGCTATCGAATTCGATAAGCATCCGATGCCAACAGCGCAAGACATCCGCCAAATGTGGGGGATGTGATGTAACTCACACGAAAATCTATTGCCACGCGACAGCACCTTGCAACACAATTAAACCAACCAACTACAGGAGGAATACAGAATGAACGCATATGAATACCGCACCACACTTACAGACCGACAGAACAGAGCCTTTACCGAACTACTAGAGGATGCCCTAAGAGAGAGCGGGTGGTATCGCAAGAACAGCGAGGCACACCAGGCAGGAATGAAACTCTACTACGACGGGCTAGAACGCCACAAGGCAGAGACAGAGGAAGCAGAGAGACGATATGCACTAGAGCAGGACAAGATTCGAGAGTTGCAGGAGCAGATTCGCAAGATTCAAAACAAGGCAAGCGAACGATTAGAGGCAGACCGCAACGCCATCGGGCTAGTGATTCAAGAAGAGAACCGAGAAGAGAACGAACGCATCAACGCCGAACGCGGACCCGCTAAGGAAGAGCGCGAGATTATCGAACGGATTATCATCGCACAATATCAAGCACGACTAGACAAGAAGACACGAAAGGCGGTGGCATAATGAAGCAGATGAATCAACGCGATGCGATTCATTACATCGCAAGCAGACAGGAGTTCAAGGCTAGTGCCCTGGAGGGCAGGGCAGGGGGTTCACTATCACCTAGCAATAGGTTAAGTGAGGCAGAGGCTAATCAGTTCATACGCACAGAGGGGATTGGCTATACGGTTTACTCATACGATACCCCTATTGCGTGGCACACAGAGGCGCACGGGTGGCACTTAGTGGAGCAGAAGTTCAGTTCGACTACAAGCAAGCATCAGAACTATGTACGCCGTGCAGTTGCACAGAGTTTGGAGTTAGCACTATGACACGCAAGCCAACACAGGCAGAAATCATCGAGACAAATGCCAACCTGACAAAGACCTGCGACAAGTGTTCAAAGGTTATGCAAGCGGACGGGAACTACGGGACTTTCCCAAACGCTTTAACCCTTAATGTGTCGGGCGGATACGGGGAATTCGTGGACACGATTTACCCTGATAGCAAAGAGTTCGAGTTCAATCTGTGCCACAAGTGTGCACACAAGTTGATGAAATCTTTCTTCCCTCAATGGTCATTCTCTCACTGGCACCCACGCACAGAGGATAAATTCTGTGATGGTTGGACGAGGGAAGGAAGGTTCGAGGAATGGAGTTAACAGAGGTGGACACGATTCAAGACCTCAAGGAATGGGTCATAGAAAATATGCAGGGCGCACGATTGACAGAGGATAGCGCAGGTAATATCGTAATCCATACAGGGTTGATGTCCACGATGGGCGGATACCTACACAAGACAGGAGAAGAAGAATGAAATTGAATAAGAGAGGCAAGCAGGCGCGAGCCTTGCTTATCCTGGCAGGCATCGCACTGTTCGTATGGTGGATGGTCACAGGATTTTGGTGGACAGAGAACGGGTTATGTATCGGGACGATGACCGAGTGCCTAGCAGGTGGACTCTAATGGATACATTCGGAGGCGGTAGTATGAGTGACTACCACGCTAAGACAGAGAGGGAAAATATGAAATGCAAATGTTGTAAATTAGAAGTGGAAGTAAATGACGGGGCAAATCTGTGTCACTACTGTTATGTGCGTGACTGTGCGATAAGCCTGGGCAAATGCGATAACGCTTTGATACTGTGCGGTGACCACCTTACACCCATCACAGATTGCGGGTGCAGACCGTGATGGTATTGACATTAGCATCGCTACCTATTATCGTGTTATGTATCTTAGGGATTGCCCTAAGTGGACAACCAATAGACGGAGGAAAATAAGATGAAAAGATATGGATATTATATAGAAGGTGATGGGATTATCTGCCCTAAATGTGGGGATAATCCACTCTATAAAGATAATCCACTCTATGCTGGAGTATTAACTACAGCAGAAGCAGAAGGATATCCTGATGGATATACCTGTGCAGATTGTGGAATTGTAGTGACAGGAGAAGAAGAATGAGCATACAGATTCAAGGAGTAAGCAAGGAAGAGACAGGGTATGACAAGCGGATTACATTCGAGCGAGAAGGAGTGGAGTACTCAGTCTTTCTACATTGGGACGCATACGATGGGTATGAGTTGCACTTTGTGGATGGTAGAAAGTTTATTCCTAACCCTGATTGGGTAAACGAATGGCAAGATGAAGCAACGGGACAGTCATTAGAACTTTCACTTGATGAACTATCAGAGGAGGCAATGGTATGAGTACCAAAGAAGAGATTGACACAGCGATATCAACACTAGAGCAGGCAGTGCAAGCATTGAAAGACCTAGGGTTTTTGACAGAGGGGGACGAAGATGAGTGACACGATTGAAGTAAAGACCAAGACCTGCGGGGTCTGTAATAATTTTGATGTGCTTACTCTTAATAGAATTGCTATTGAAAGATGGCAAGCAGGGGAGTTAATACAAGATACCTTTCCCGATATGTCTTTAGGAGATAGAGAGTTACTTATATCGGGCATACATCCTGCGTGTTGGGATAAGTTATTTCCTAAGGAGGACGAGGATGACTAAGTATGTAGTGATGTGCCAAGCCGATGAGTGCGAGGCAGAGAACCAGGATTGGGAAGATAAGAACGGTACCTATTGGTTTACCTGTTCTACTTGTGGCTATGATAATGAAGTTGTCTATAATGGGGGAGCGTAATGAATCAGTATCGAGTATCGTATAAGGTAGAAGGCGTACGCATTATGAATGTGTGGTTGCCTGATGGTGTCCAACCACCTAAGGAGTTCCATCTATGGGAGTATCCACAACAGGATGAATGGTTGTATCAGCACCAAGCCCATATGAATGTGCATCTTGAGGATATCCACCACGCAGAAGCGGAGTCGGTACTCAAGGTGACCCATCTCAAGGCGGTATGAAATTACTTAGACACGCCTCACTTATCTACCTAGTTCTGTTCTTTGGTGGCGGTGGCACGCTCATCATTCCCTACTTACTAGCAATTACTATTCTATATTTGACAGGAGTTATCGGATGAACAGCGCAAGAGAATGGCACACAGAGGGGCATTGTGTTGGACACCCTGACCCTGACCTATGGCACTACGAGAACAGCGTGCTACAGGATGAGCAACAACTTCAAGTCTTACGCAGTGTTGAGGCTATTGAAATCTGTCGCTCTTGCCCTGTTAAGGCAGAGTGCCTACAGCAAGGGCTTGAACCTGAGAATTTACTATGGTCTATAGGTGGCAACGGTTCTATATGGGGAGGCAGGCTCACCTCAGACCGAGCACTGATGGCAGGTTATAAGGACACACATAATTCAGTGCGCCACGAACAGCGACACGCAAGGAATGTAAAGGCAAAACTTGGTAGAATTCTCAGATGAAGAAGAGAATGATAGTCCTCATCCTGATGTTCATCTTTGCTTGGACATTCCCATTGACCCATAATGTAGAGGTAAAGGTTAATATCGGTAAGCCTTTAGTTAAGCAGACCCAGGCTACCTATGAACAGAAGCAACGCAACAAGGTGATGGCTATGCGCTATGCCAAGGCGGGTTGGAACTGGGACTTGAAGCAGAGGCGGTGTGCCTACTCACTCTTTATGAAGGAGAGTAAGTTCGACCATCTAGCCGACAACCCTAGGTCAACAGCCTTTGGTATCGGACAGGTGCTTAAGGAAAGAAGCAAGCAACCTGACATACAGATACTCAATGCATACAAATATATTTCCCATCGTTACCACACACCCTGCCGTGCCTTGTCTCACCATAATCACAGGAACTGGTATTAGATGTTCGACCTATACAACCTAGAGAATCCAACCTTTGCGTGCATCTGTGGTTGTTTGATGTTTGAGATTACTGTAATGTGGGATGTTGAATCAAGAGAGGTGGGTTGGTATGATTTACGACAGAAGTGCAAGGAGTGTGGGTCAGAATCAACAGCACCTACACCAATGGATTGGGAGATATAATGGAAAAACAAATCGGTAAGTATTGGTTTGCTTATGGTCGCAAAGCAGGCTTTGGTATTGGCTTTGATATCTCCAAATACTTTTGGAATATTGACCTAGGCTTTTGGTATATAGGACAGGAGTTCTAATGCCAACATATGATTACAAGTGTGAAGCGTGTGGTGGGACAGTAGAATTACAAAGAGAATTCTCAGACTCAACAGATGTTATGTGTTGCCAACAACCAATGCAAAGGATATGGTCAGCACCAGCAGTCAAATTTAATGGCACTGGTTTCTATAGTACAGGAGGATAAGATGAATACAATACAAAGTTGGAAAGAAGTTATCGAACTACATCACGCAGAGTTGATACAGGATTATCCTGAGATACTATGGGTTGACCCAGCAGAGGTGGACTACGACTCTAAGGAGTCTTGAGGTTCGTTATCTACATCACGGTATGGCTTGAAGCCACCAATCTTATGGATAAGTTTCTTGATGGCACGCTTGTTACGCATACGAGCAGTGTCCTCACTACCTAGTTCCATCTCTTTTGCTATGTCATCAAAGTGCATAGCCTCAGCGTAGCGTAGGAACAATAACTTCCTATCGTCTTTGCTTAACTTCCAGAATCCAAAGTCAACTTCAATCATCATAGCCATTAGGTTGCCACCCTCATTGGGTGCACTAGGTCTTCCTGGTCTGCCAAGATTTAACTGAGCAGTGATGTTAAAGTCACCACGCAATACAGAGGGCAACAGTGCCTCAACCATATCGGATTCATAATAGAATAGGTCAGAGGTTTCATAGCCACCTGACTTAGCCTTCCAACGCTGGCAATAATCTAGTGCTTGGTTGCGTAGGCTACGATAGATAAGATTCTTTGCATCCTTATCACCGATTGCTTCCCATTCATTTAATTTATTGGGATGTTCAATGAACCACTGATACAAGGATTGTCTGATGTCATCAAAGTCTATCTCGAACTTGCGATGGTACTCAGTAGCAACAGAATCAACCACATAATCCCAACGCTTGATGCGTTCCCACTCAATCATATAATCTTAAACCCTTGGTGCGTGTGAATAAATCCAACTAACTTCATCTTATTATTCTTGTTAGCAAACTCAGTAGTAG